CAAACCTAGATGCAAACAGTAAGAACATTACTGGTGTTGGCGACTTTACCGTTACTGGTGACGTTACTTTGACTGGTGCTTCAGACACTGCTATTGCTGTTGGTTCTGATTCCTTGTACTTCAAGGATGCTGATGGTACCATGCACAGCGATAGTATTGCTGACATTGCAACTGCAATGGCAGGATCAGGTCTTGCCGCTTCTGGCGGTCAGTTCTCGGTCGATTTGGCTGAGGTGACAGCAGCAGTTGTTGATGTTGCTGCTGACAGTATCTTGATTATTGATGCTGATGATAGCAACGCAACCAAGAAAGAAAGTGTTGCTGACTTGGCGTCTGGTATGGCAGGTGCTGGTATCGGTGTATCCAGTGGTGTATTGTCACTTGATATCGACGAGTTGAGCGCACTTGGCGGCACTGGTGTTGCCCAGGGTGACCACTTTGTCTTCTCTGACGACGGTACGGAAAAGAAGATTACATTCTCCAACATGGAAGATGCAATCTTTGGCAACGTTAGTGGTCAGGCAGCAATCGCCGCTGGCGGCGCACTTTCTTTGGACGTTTCCGCAATCACTGGTCAGACTGAAATGACTGGTGACGTTGCAGACGCAGATGAACTAATGATTAGTGACGGCGGTGTGTTGAAGAGATTAGACTTCAGCGTGCTTCGTGATGCAGTCTTCAACGATGTCAGTGGTGACGCTGCCATCGCAGATGGTGGTGCTTTGACTATCCAAAATGACGCTGTTGAAAGTGGAATGCTCAACGACAATGTTATTTCTGGTCAAACAGAACTAGCATCTGACGGTCTTGCCGCTGCTGATGAGATGATGATCAGTGACGCTGGTGTTCTAAAGAAGATTGGCGTTGACAACCTCTTCAAGGACGGTCCAGGTCTTCTGAGCGCTGCAACTGTTGCTGTAGCAGACGACCACATCATGTTCCTTGATGGTGGTGCAACAGGTGACGCAAAGACTGAGTCTATTGCAGATCTTGTCGCCGGCGTCGCCGGTAATGGTCTCCAGGCATCTGCCGGTGTCCTTACTGTAGACGTGCAGAAGAGCACGTTCCTTTCTTCTTCAATGACAACCGGTGCTACAGTGGCAACACTACCATCGGATCCAGTTGAAGATGACTCTGTCATGGTTTACTTGAACGGTATCCTCCAGACCATTTCTGGTTCTGCTGGATCTACTTTCGATTACACCTTGAGTGGCAAGGTTATTACCATGCAATCTGCACTTGATTCTGACGACGTTCTCGTCTGCCAGTACATCAAGCAGTAACTTAAAAAACCTTAAAGGTTTTGGAGGGCGGGACTATTTAGTCCCGCTCTTTTTTTGTATCTAAAACGTCATTTGCGAAAGCAAATAACTATTTATTAGAGAACAAAGTGTTTCAAAGTTATTAGATTATCTAAGATTTAAGGAGAAAGTCATAATGTCTGCCAAAAAGTTTAAATTCGTCTCTCCAGGAGTGTTCCTGAACGAGATTGACAATTCACAATTACCACAAGAACAGGATGCAGTAGGTCCCGTTGTTATCGGACGCGCCCTAAGAGGTCCAGCACTAAGACCAGTACGAGTAAATTCTTTTTCTGAATTTGTTGAGATCTTTGGAAATCCGATTGCCGGCAATTCCGGTGATGATGTGTGGAGAGAGGGTAATGGTTTACTTGCACCGACTTATGGTGCATATGCGACACAGGCATATCTAAGAAATAGTGGACCAGTAAATTTCATTCGCTTGTTGGGTGTAGAGGATGCAGATAAGACTTCTGACGGTGATGCTGGATGGACCACCGGATGTGCCCATGGTATCTTTGTGGGGTATACAGGTAGTGCGTTTATGACTGCTTCTTTGGCGGCAGTTATTTATAGTCCGTATAATAACGCAACAGTAAAAATCGCTTCTCATGGCACTACCGCTTACCATCGCGATATGGTTAAGACCGGATCAGTTGGCAACGAGTTCCTTTTAGAAATCGTCGCAAACGGTGCTACAACAAAAACAAAGTTCAACTTTTCTCAAAATGATGATAAATTTATTAGAAAGGTTCTGAACACCAACCCGACTAAGACAAATTCGAACATTTCCGCAACAACGGCATCTTACTGGTTGGGTTCATCTTTTGAGACCTATATCAATGAAAATATTCTTAATAATACGAACGGCGCGGGAACCATTGGTGTTGCCTTCACAAAGAAGTTGGAGCAAGCAACATTCGACGGATCTGATTGGACTCACCCAGCAGAACCTGCATCAACGGGTTGGGTGTTTTGTCAGGACTTGTCTGACAACCATGCTGATTATAGCGCTGACAGTATGCAAAAACTCTTTAGAATTGAAGCACTGGATTCAGGCGAAGATTTACAAAGGAATTACAAGATCTCAATTCGAGATATCACTGCGGCAAGTAAAGATGGTATTAAAACTTACGGACACTTTACGGTTGAAGTTCGTCGTGCAGACGACACAGACGCTTCTCCAGTAATTGTTGAAAGGTTTTCAAATTGTAACTTGAACCCAAACTCTTCTGATTATATTGCAAGAAAGATTGGCGATATGTATCAGGAGTGGGATGGCGTAGAAAGAAGATATAAGATGTATGGTGAGTATGCAAACATGTCAAGTCTTATCAGAGTGGTGATGGACGCTGAAGTTGATGCAGGTGCAGCAGACCCACAATGTTTGCCTTGGGGTTACTATGGACCTCTCGTCCCGCATAGACTTGGTAGTGCTGATAACGCAAACATTACCGCACCAAAGGTCGGTCAGGTTGCTTGGGCACTTCAGGATGAACTTGCAGGCGGAACCGGTTTGGAAAAGCATATTTTTTATCCAAAGTTACCGACCCGAACAAACTCAAACGATCAAGGCACAACAATCCCGGAAGCGTATTGGGGTGTTAGAACTTCAAGAAATAGCAGTACTAATCGCCACGCGCCTGACTACCAGGATTACTTGTTGCCACTCCCGAGTGTGCTCAAGTCTGCCCATGGTTCAATTTCTACAGTAAGTTTGGACAACTCTTTTGTCTTCACACTTGATGATATCAAGTACGATACAACAAACAACGTCTATTCTTACGCTGCTGGAAACCGTGTTGCTGGTAATTCGATCACCGCAGCGGGCATTGGACCAGACTTATCGACCAAGGATGGTACTTACAGAAGTTTATTGGTACACCCTTCAGGTTCTACCGCAAGGTTTACTATGCCGCTAAACAATGGTTCAGATGGTGTTGACATTAAAGAGATGGACCCATTTAACAACAGAGTTTTGGCTTCCGGAGATGCAAGGACTAACTATGCAAGAGCATCAATCGACCGGGCAATTGACTCAGTGAGAGATCCTGAAGTTATCGAAATGAATTTGATGTCCATCCCTGGGGTCGATGTTGACGGAATTACCCAAAAGGTGGTTGAGACATGTGAAGCAAGAGCGGATGCCCTTGCTGTGATTGATGTCAAGGACACTTACTGTCCACCTGCACAATTAACAAAGGCACGTCATGGTTTGAGAGTTTCTTCTGGTGCTGAAACTGTCGCCCGCGCTTTTGAGTTGAGAGGTTTGAACTCCAGTTACGGTTGTGCATACTTCCCATGGATCAAGATTTATGACGAAATTAGCGATAGGCAGGTTTGGTGCCCGCCTTCTGTTGCCGCACTTGGTGTTATGGCAAACACAGAAGAGCGCGCCGCACTTTGGTTTGCCCCTGCAGGTTTTAATCGAGGTGGATTGACAGAAGGTTCCGCAGGTATTCCAGTTATTGGAGTTTCTGAGAAACTTACAAGCAAAGAGCGCGATGCTTTGTACGACGCAAACATCAACCCCATTGCTTCTTTCCCTGCTGAAGGTATTGTGGTCTTCGGACAAAAGACACTTCAGGTGACCGCTTCGGCACTTGATCGTATCAACGTAAGAAGACTTCTTATTTACGTCAAGAAAGAAATTTCTAGGATTGCTTCAGGATTGCTTTTTGATCCTAATGTATCTACAACCTGGGATAGGTTCACTGCTCAAGTGACTCCATTCTTGGAAAGTGTTAAAGTTGGTTTTGGTTTGTCAGACTTTAAGGTGGTGTTGGACGAAACGACGACTACTCCCGACCTAGTTGACAGGAATATCATCTATGCGAAGATCTTTCTGAAACCAGCGAAGGCAGTCGAATTCATTGCTGTTGACTTTATTGTCACAAATACGGGCGCAGCATTCGAAGATTAATTTAAAAAAACACTACTTATATTATAAGATGTATTTTATAGGAGATTTTGCACATGGCAACACAACAAGGTAGCGGGTTCTGGGCAGATGCTTACACTGAACCAAAGAGAAAATATCGGTTCCTTCTCAGTTTTAGAGGCGTAGATCAGTGGATCGTGAAGAATGTTAACAAACCTTCTTTTGACGTTTCGGAATCTGAACATGACTTTTTAAATTATAAGTTCTACTTTCCAGGTCGAGTTACTTGGAATGAGATTCAGGTCACCTTGGTAGACCCCGTGCAACCAGACGCATCTAAGACCTTACAGAAGTTACTTGAAGATAGTGGTTATGTGCAACCCAGCGATGTCAATGTAGAGTCTGGCAACCCAATCACCATTTCTAAAGAAAAGGCAATCGCTGCCCTGGGTAACAAAATTTACATCAAGCAAGTAGATCCAGACGGGAAAGGACCGATTGAACAGTGGGAACTAAATAACCCTTGGATCAAGCAGGTAACTTTTGGAGATCTAGATTATTCCGCAGACGATCTCGTAGAGATTCAATTAACTATTCGGTACGATTGGGCAAGATGTCTCAATGTAGGACCAGGAAAGATTGCTGATGGTGCTCGCGGACCATTGCCTAGAAGAAGAACATAAAGAGAGGATTAAATGGCGAGAAACAATAAGAACAGGACACTGGATGCCAGTGCTCCTGAAACCCCAGTCGATAACGACAATACCATAAACCAGGTACCACAAGAAACTAATACAACATTTTCTTTTCCACTTCCGACGGAGATCGTTGATCTTCCGTCGAAAGGTGCCTTTTACAAATCAAACTCTTCCTTATACGGGAAGACAGAGATTGAAATCAAATACATGACAGCAAAAGAGGAAGACATTCTTACTTCCGTTAGTTTGGCAAAGAAAGGATTAACAATAGAAAGATTATTGCAGTCTATTATAATTGACAAGTCTATCAAGGTCACTGATCTTTTGGTGGGAGATAGAAACGCACTATTGATGGCAGCACGTATTACCGGGTATGGTTCTGATTACGAGGCAGGCATAAAATGCAATGACTGCGGGCATCAATTCACTGAAGAGATCGACCTACAATCGATAGGTCACAGGACTTTGAACGACAGTTCTAGTCTTTCGATTCGCAATGGCATCGGATATGTAACTTTGCCAGTGGCGAATATTGAAGTTGGGATTAAACCAATTACTGTGGCAGATGAAAAGAGGATCGATCAAGTTACTGCAAAAAGGAAAAGGCACAAACTAGAGGACACTGCTCTTACCGATATGTTGAGGGCGATAATGGTTTCTGCTGCAGGTGTGGAGGATCCAGGAGAAATTTCAAATCTGATTGAAGTTCTGCCAGCAAGGGACTCTAGAGTCATAAGGAGAGAGTACAAGAACATCGCTCCAGACTTAGATCTTACCGTCAATGTTGAGTGCCCCGAGTGCGGCAAAGAGGAGGTAAGGGAAGTCCCGATTGATGCCGGGTTTTTTTGGCCTGACGAATGAGTACATGCACAACGTGTATGAGCAATTCTTTTATTTGAAACAACATGGACGCTGGGGTTTTTGGGAAGCATATAACTTACCAGTTAAGATGAGAACATGGTTCGCACAGAGACTATCAAAGTTTCATGAAGAGCAAAATAAGGAAATGGAGCGCCAGCAGCGCAAGTCGAATAGATAACCGGCAAATGCCGGTTATTCTTTTTGCACAATGACTATTTAGATAAAGAGGGTGTTTTCATGAAAGATCAAGAGATATTTATAGACCTAACCGATGCGTCCCTTAATGAGTGGTATTCACTATCCTCATTGGGTGGGAAGATCAAGTACACACTTTGGGCAATGTTTGGGAGTGACTCGCCGCTTGCTTCATCTTCGGTTAAGATTAAGGGTACCAAAGAGCAACTTGCCGCCTTCGCCGCAGCAATCGCAGCAGAAGGTCAGTTCATGAAAGCAATCCAAAAGCATGGTCTGAACAACCCCATAGTGCAGAACAGTAAATCAAGTCTTGCACGAGCAATTTCTGATTTTGAAAGAGATACGGGGATCGTTTGGCCATTCAAATAGGGAAGACTTACTAAATGGCAGATTTAAAAGTAATCATAGCGAAACTAGCACAGCAGATGCAGGCAGCAGCGGACCAAATTGATGGATCCGCAACTCCGTCCCCCTCTCAGAGTACCGGTGACACAGGTAGCGGAGCAAAAAATGCTATTGAAAGATTGGAACGCCAGGTTGAGATTGCAAAGAAACTAGGAGATGAAAAAGAAAAAATAAAGCAGATAGAGATGCAAATTGCTCGTATCCGCGCCGAAGCGGCCGCCGCCTCGGGCGACGATGACGAGGTCGAAAGGTACAAAGAACTACGCAGAACAATGGAAGAAACTCAGAGTTTTGCAGAATCCCTCCAGGGTTCTTTCGGCGGTCTTAAGGATGCTCTTGAGGGACCATTTCAGCAGATCACTGGTTTCAATAAGTCTGTCTATGGACTTGCTAGGAATATACAGAAAGGTATGTTTGGTGGCATCAAGAAAGGGGCAAAGGGCGCGATAGCTGGGTTTAAGGCGATGAGGGGCGGACTAGGCGGGTTGTCAAAAGCATTCACTTCTGCCGGCGCTGCAGGTCGCTCCGCTCTCGCTGCTGCTACTGGTGGACTTTCTATACTGCTGGAGATGGTTATCAAGGTCGCGACAGTACTGGCGACCATAACTGGTGGCGTAGTTTTAGATCTTTTAGGGTTTGCAGACAACATGGGCGCTGCATTTGCTAGACTTACAGGCACAACAGATAGGTTCAATAATTCTCTTGCTGCCGTCGGTGACGAAGCATTTCGATTAGGTATTAGTGCAGAAAGGTCTGCTAAGACCATGGCAGATCTGACTCAAAAGTTTTCAGGGTTTAATAATCTTTCCGAAAAAGCAGCAAGCAGTATGGCGACTCAAGTCTTGTTCATGGAAGAGTTAGGCGTCGCTTCCAGTACCCAAATCGCAGTACTAGATTCTCTTAACAGAGTTATGGGCATGACGGCACAACAATCTATGGAATTCAGTAAAGATTTGTTTGACATGGCATCCGCAGCACGTATGGCACCAGAAGAGATGATGGCGTCCTTCAGAGACGCCTTGCCCCAACTAAGTGTGTATGGCAGCAAGATGAAAGGTGAATTTCAGAAACTTACTGCACAGTCTAAATCAACGGGCATGTCTGTGAAAGAACTGCTTAGTGTGGTGGGCAAGTTTGATACTTTTGATGGTGCAGCTAACGCAGCACAAGGATTAAACGCGTATCTTGGAGGTCCGTACCTAAACACAATCGAGTTGCTAACCGCGACTGAGTCAGAGCGTGTTGACCTGTTAAGAGACTCTTTTGCACGTTCAGGTAAAGAATTTAAAGATCTAGACAGGTTCGCCCAAAAGGGTATCGCAAAGCAACTTGGCATGTCAGTGGATCAAGCAAGAAGGACATTCAGTATGTCAACGAAAGAGGTTGAGAAGTATAATAAGGCGCTCAAGTTGGCAGAGCAGGCAAATACAAATTTGAAAGAACGAGTGAGGGAAACCCAACCCTTCATGGATACATTAAAAACTGCTTTTTTGGATGTGGGTATGAGTATGTTGGGTGCGATTTCTGGCAGTGATGCTGTCGGCGGCGGTATGAAAAGTATGCAGGAGGTCATGAAAGTAGTGTATAAGGATGTCATCCCTCCTTTGATTAAAGGGTTCTTTATGATAACAAAGATGGTGCTTTTTATGACGAGGATGTTCGCTGGGTTCATGACGTTTGTAATGAAGGGTGCTGCTGCCCTTGGTCTTACGGACAAAGCAAATGTTACACTGATGCAACAGTTTAGTGCAGGACTTGAAAAGGCAGGTCGCGGACTTTCTAAGATGGAACCTCAAATGTTGGCAAGGATGCAGAGAATTGGAGAGGACCGAGCACAACAGGGGTCCAAGCAAAATGACTTTATATATTCAGGCGGGAAGGTTCATCCTGTTGATTCTAGGGACCAATTCATGGGTGCGAAACCAACCGGATTCTTTGACACATCTCAAAAGCAGATGAACAGAAAACTAGATGCGCTAACCGACGCAATAAACAGATTGGCATCAAAGTCCTCCGGAGATGTTCGCATCGAAATGGACGGTCGTGAGGTTGCTCGAATGGTGGACAAAAGGATGCAGGATAATTACTCCTTTAACCTACCTAGTAGTGGGAGGGTAAGGTAAATGTCAGATACTCATGCAGATTTAACAGCAAACGGATCAATTGGAGACCAGGCACTTGTTTCTGGTCGTGATATGTATATTGATTTTTATCATATTGCAACAGGGTTCTGTGTGAAGTTCAAGGCATTCATTACCAGCATTCAGGATCAATTTACTTCGAACTGGAACTCGCAAGATGTTTATGGTAGAATGGACCCATTGATGACTTTTCAGAACACACAACGTGTTGTGAACCTAGGGTTTTCAGTCCCTGCCGTGAATCTTGAAGAGGCAAAGCGCAACATGCACGCTCTAGAACACTTGATCATGCAACTCTATCCAACATATCAAGGTGAGGTTATAGCAGGTTCTCCGCTTATGAAAATAAAATTTGCTAATCTAATTAAGAGTGCCACAAAAAAACATAACAGTCCTGATGCAAAAGATTCTGGACTTGTTGCAGCAGTGCAGGGGTTGACGTTTGCACCAGACATGGAGTCTGGGTTCTTTATACCATCAGCAGGACAGGTTATTCCAAAATCATTTTTGATTGATTTAAGTTTTACCGTCTTGCACGATCACCCCCTTGGGTTCAAAAAGAAGGGACTTTGGAGAAATAATTCACAATCGTTTCCTTATGTTACAGCACCAGGAAAGGCAACAGGCAATTTGAGTAGATGCACAAAGGGGTCTAAGATTGGCGTCGGCGAGTTCAATATTTCTAACACTGGTGTGCCTGAAAAAGTGAAGGCATTCAAAATTAAGCAATTAACAGGATTGAAGTAGGCATGACAAGAAGAACAGATGATCGACTTATAGTAAACAACAGGCACAACTTATACAAAAGAAAACTTAAAGACCGTGGGTTGAAAAGTTTCCGACACTTCTTGAGTCCAAGATTCCGCAATGTGACAGAAGAAGATTTGCAAGACATTGAGACCGTTGAAACCCTTTGGCATCCCGGAGATAGACTTTACAAACTATCACACAGATATTATGGCGACCCTACATATTGGTGGATTATTGCATGGTTTAATGAGAAACCAACCGACGCTCATTTTGAACCAGGGGATCCAGTGGTTGTACCTCTTCCACTGGATCATATGATTGGATTATTTTCAGAGGGTAGTTAAGAATGTCAATCGATAATAGCAATCTTGGTCAGGGAGATCAACAGAGACAACACGCAGGAACAATAGCGGCAAAAATAGAAGGCACTCAAGCGCTTCTGGATACTCGCTTGGATATACTTAAGGGCACCCTGGAAACGTTGGTCAATTATATGTTGGCGTTCAACCAAAGAACTGCGACTGCATATGAGTTGGACAAGGATCAACTAAGATCGGGATTTCTAGAAGGACTAACACACATAGACTTTGACGTTGCCTGTCCCAGGTACGTTGGTGATCATGCCATGGACGTTAGTTATGGCGGCATTGGTAAAGATCCCAATATCATACAACCGTATGAGGTAACTAAGGTATCAGCGGGTCAGGCAAAATGGCATGGCGCTTTCTTCCCAAAAAGTTATATTGAACCCCCGAATGGAAAACCAACGAGTCTATTAGACTTTTACGACTCGGGCGGCACACAGTCGGTACTAAAGAAGACCACTAAAAAGTTGGTAAAAGATGGTGTTGATAGGGATCTGGACCTCACATCGACTGCTCTGTTGGTTCAAGCCGTGGGCGAGTCAAGTAGGACTCTAAAGCAACTGCCTGGTAAACAAGACGAAGATGCCGATTCTACAGTCGAAAAGTTCAAGAAAGACATAAGGGAGATTGCAGCAACCATGGAAGTGCAAGACCTGCTTGCACTGGACGGTACTGAAGAAGTCTTCAATGTCATTGAGAAAACAAAGTCAAGGGTTAAGTCGACCCGAGGGCAGGCGCAATCTTATTTAAGTATTGTTCCTGGTTTTAACCCGAGTTTGCACTATGCTCACTGGCGACTTACTACAAGATCAGAGCAAGATCTTTCTGACTATGTGCAACAACTCGCCAATATTACGGTCGGAACCGCCCGTGGTGTTTCAGGTATTGGAATTGGTGTGGTTGCCGAAGCTAACGAGACTCTGGGTGCACTAGCGGGATTTGCAAGAGATCTGGTGATCCCAACAAATTACTACATTAATCCGCGTCTAGCAAGAGATATTTATGTACTTCACGTCTCTGTTGCGACCGCAGTATATCGTGAGTACACCAAGCGACTGAACGCAGGCGAGGCAGGTAAGTTAGTAAATGGCGAGCGCGGAAACGTTAAGAAGCGAATCCTGAATGCCCTTGAAAGAGCGGTCCTGGGTACCTTCGAAGCGGATGAAAAAGAAAAACGCGAATCCGTCTCAAGAAGTTTTGAGACCCTGAAAGCAGAAGTCGAAGAGGAAGAGTTGGCACTGGAAGGTCTTGAGTCGGCAAAGGACAGTTGGCGCTTTGATCCTCAAGCGTATTTGTACTTTCAAATAGAGCAGGTTGCTCGCCCTCGTATGGAGGCAAAAATCGCCAATGCAAAGTCCGACATGCCTAATTTGTATTTGGCAGAGGTGTCGCCGCCATTTGTTAACAACTTGTTTCAATCGGCAAACAAGAGGGTCATGATGGACCTAAAGACACCAGAAGCTTCCCACATAGTTCCGCGAGTCCGATTATTTTCGGTCAAGTCAGATCTTACCACTCGGGATAAAATAAAAGAGACGCAGATTGAGTTAAGAACGTTTTTGGATAGACGAGACATTGCCAACGTGTTCAATGGCAAGCGCGGAGGCGGCGCAGGGTTGACCGACGTTGAAATACAGTTCCAGGGTACTGACCTTGTTTCTGTTGATAAACTGTTTAGTGTTAAACTAAGACTGTTCTTGCAGGACGTCGAAACACTTACAAAATCAAATAGCGATTCCCACATTATGAGGTTGATAGAATATCCAGTGAAGACTCAGGCAAACTCAACCGTGAATGAGTTAAGACTTGAAGTGGGGTGGAATGTTTCTGACGTGGCGTCAAACTTGATTTCAAGAAGTGAGCGCGCAGCGATTGAGGCAAACAAGATGTCGCTTATGTTGGGTCTCAAGGACCATACCTTTACTGTAAACCAGGATGGCACTTTGGGATTGGACATAGAGTACATTGCTCGCCTAGAGAGTACTTTGGGTGATATCGATGCAGACATCTTTCCGGAAGTCGAGTCTGGCGAGTTAGAACAACTTTTAAAGGTGAAGCGTCAATTAAACAGTGAAGAGTTCAATCAAAAGTACGATGATGCTATCGATGCAATGGCGCAATCACAGGACGTGGATGTTTCACTTACCGCTGAAACCACAGATCAGGAAGATCCTGTTGCTTTGGCAAAGTCAACCAAGAGGAAAGAGGGTGCCCGCCGCAGAGCGAGAAAAGAAAACATAAAAGAGATCAACAAGACAAAGGCAAAGAACTTAAGAACAAAGTATAAAAGTATAATGGACAGACTCAAGGACAATAAAAAGTTGTACTCTGCGTATGCAAAGCAAACAGATGTGGAATTGTTCAAGGATTATTGTTTCCTAGCAGAGTCGGCAGAACCTGTCTTTAGGCAACCACACAATCTCAATATTAGTCTGGACGGGTCAGGTCCACCCCCTACGAAGGAGTCAAAAAAGATAACTTTTTTCTATTTTGGTGACTTTCTGGACGAGGCAATTGCAACATTTCAGGCACAATCCGGCATAAAATTGGACCGGAGGCAAAGAAAATATGAGTTTGTTTTGGGTATGGTGCCCACTATTAGTTCCGGTCAAGGTCCAAATGATCTGCAACCCAACAGGACTTTGCATAATTTGGCGTTTATGCCTATCACAATAGAGACCTACACTAAGTGGTTTGAAGATAACGTTAATAAGAAAAATAGAGTCATTTATCCGTTCTTTGATTTTATAAAAGATGTTTGCAATAACTTGATATTTAAGGTTCTTGGGGGTAACTTGCAGGAAAAGTCAGAAAGAATGAAACCTCCAGTCAGTAGGTTGTCAATGAACAACTTCGTAGTGAACCATAATTCTAAACTTATTTCAAACAATCCCTCAAGGGTCATCACTGAAAAGCAATTGTTGAATAGGAAGAAGAACACCTTATTGCCTTCCAGGCACCAGGCAAAGGGTTTGCGAGAGTTGTTGTTTCTGTATGCTTTACCTGGACAGGGAAGTGCGGAGTATATGACTGGGAAAAAGAAAGAAGATTTCGACCACGGAATTCATCATCTGGTGGTCGGTAGGGACAAGGGTTTGCTAAAATCAATAAACTTTGCAAAAGCGAACATCCCAGGTTGGCGCGAATCACAAACTCTCAAAGCAGTTTCGGAGGGTCATAGTCATATATTTGCTACGGCACCATACAATTGTGATATAACTTTGATTGGTAATACTCTATTTAAACCAGGTATGACCGTCTATGTAGATCCGTTGGTGACTGGATTCGGTTCGGTTGCAAATAGAAACTCGATAGCATCTACCTTGCAAATCGGTGGATATTATACCATCCTAGGTGTTACTCACTTTATAAGAGGGCAGGTCTTTGAAACTCAGTTGCGATGCGTGCACAACTCTATGCCAAATCTTAGCAAGGAATTGCGAAGACCAAAGATGATAACGATTGCTGATGCAGCAACAAGTATGGCGGCCGCCCAGGCAGCAGAAGACGCCGCGGCCGCTGCCCTTGAGGAGGAACAAAAAGTGGACGATGCCGTTGCTGAACAGCAACTCAGAGAGGTGGAAATGAATGAGTTTGGCAACGGACCCAATGCTGCATTTATGAGGAAAATATCTGATCAGTACTATCGTTTACAGAAACAATTAGAAACTACTTCTGACACCAATTTGAGAAGGTTTAGGGAAGAAGTTAAGAACCAGGAGACGTCAAACTTCCGCGACAAAGAACTGAGGCGTCAACTGGGCGTAGTAAGTGAAGAGTATCGGGTTGCCAAAGGCATGTTGGCACCAGATTTTGAGACCATGTATTTTGAGGTCATGGCAGCACAGGCAATGTATCGGGATAAAACGAACAGCCAGTCCGCGTTGGACGAATATGCGGAGGAGTTTCTTGACGCACCCACCCGTGAATCTCGGCAAACACAAGCGAGAGAATCTGGGGACTTGGTCTACATGCAGGTCACCGGACCTCCCAATGGTGCAAGTTATATTGCTGGAGTCAAGCGTGTAAGAGGGAGAGATGTGATTTATATAAATGGTAAAAAGGTTCACAATCCTGAAGCGTACACGATTGGCAACTTCGCATCAAGGGTCGAAGAAGATCAGGCAAGGATGGCAGAGTGATGAAGCGGTTTAACGACATATCGGCAAAGGACAAGTTCTTATTGAAAACGGCGATGAAGGAACAGGCGTTTCCAGAGGACGTCCCACAACCACTAGATCTCAGCGCAGACGAGCGTCTTTATGGCAAGGTAGATTATTTGAATAGTGCGGTCCGACTTATGGTTGAGTCTACCGATTCCCTTGCGCTTCTTAAGGGCGGCGAAGGAGTTTCTGCGATAAACTTTGTTGCTAGAGCGTTTGCAGATCTACGCAGAGATTACGATGCGTCGATTGCAAAAAAGGCATTGCAACCAATAATGGGAATAGAAACTCTGACCCCTGTTCGTGGCTGGTCTGATTTTGGCGAATATTACAACGGGTTTATGCAATCTTTTAGACAAAGGATCTTGAGAGAGTGCATTCAGAGGTATGACAGGAGCATAAGAAACTTTTCGGATTTTACAAAAGTTTGTTTTCAGGTCATGAAAGAATCCCGCGAGAAAATCTATATAACAAAAACTGGGTTGATGATGTCTCGTATGGTGCCAAATCATGTTTCTGGATTAGTGATAGATTTGTTGCCAAACTCAAAGTCAGACGAATTTGCTAAAATCGACATGCTGTCGTCTCCTACTTTTAGGATTTTTGCTCATAAATGTGGCAAGTATGGTTTTCGTTTGAATAGGGAAAGTCCCTGGTCACTCATAGCAAATGTTGGATCTGCCAAGATGTCCGAGTACGCAAACGTTTCAGGGGTCACATTTTCTCCCTTGGGTGGCAACTTCTTTGAGAGGTTCTACATGAAGACGCATTTGGAGGATATGGACACACTAAGGTCTTTGTTACCGAATCTTTACAATGAGTTTATATCTATGAGACCAGACCTTGTGGTGCAGAAGTACTCGGCAGACAATAAACTGCAAAGTCAAAAGTATAGGCGAAGACCTCTCGTGGACCCTTCGTATGGGTACGACCTGCAGTTTTGGATGGAAGTACTACTCAAGGTCAGGTTGATGGAAACTGCACTTTTTACAGAGATGCATCAGAAAAAGTTTGATGCAATCATCAAGGAGTGTATGAGTGTTGAGAAGAGGTATGGTCTTGAGATTGCTCTGAATCACTTGAACCAAGGAGTGAAGAACGTTAATTATGATTTGAACTTTTTTGCAAAAAATATGAGAAATATCTTTACACCGAAACCATTACATCATATAATGTTGACTATACATAAAAAATAGGAATCAAATGATCATTCAGGTAGTTGACGAGAAAACAGGGTGTCAAACAATCTTCTCAAAGGGACGCTTACATAAGGTTTCAGATTTAGATCCATCGCAAAAGTATGTTACGTGGAAACACTCATCGCTTCTTTCTGAGTTGAAGTGTGACTATGCTTGGGTCTGGTCAGGTGGTTTAACCTTGGAACAATGCTGCCCAGAAGCAATTAAGGAGCAGTTCGATTCTGTTAACGGCAGACTTAGGGCACATATGCTTGCCATAAAGACGGCAAAGGTAGATTTAGAAACGAATTGCTTCTTTGATCTGATACCAAGTGATCTGATGCACCAGTACTTTGACATCAAGGATAAGATTTGCAAATCTGTCCTTGAAGGAAAGCAGGTGAAGAATTATGATTTCCTGAAGCAAGTCCATATCATGTTGGAGGAGATTTCCAATTACGACCTAAATCTTGACCCGTCCAACATAAATCACTTGAGATATAGGACAAGAACCAGGGAGTTTCTGCGGAGACTTGAGCAGGTACAAAAAAGAATCCAACTAGAGGTCTTTGGGTCAAAGACAGGAAGACTGACCACCAGGAGAGGCACCTTCCCCATACTGAACATCAGTCGAGACCATCGTAGTATTCTAAGACCAATCAACGATGTTTTCGTTGAGTTGGACTTTAACTCCGCAGAGGCACGTACTTTTCTCGCCTTGTCTGGCAAGCGTGATATCGAAGGGGATATACACAAGTGGAACCTTGAAAATGTTGAGAACAATTCTGCAACAAGAGAACAGATGAAAGAAAGATTCTTTGCTTGGTTGTACAACCCAGAATCAAAAGACACGGCACTAGACAAACTATATAACAAAGAGGCAATAAAAGTTGACTTTTGGGATGGAGAGTATGTTACAAACCCCTTTGGTAGGAAGATAGCAACCGATGACAGAAGATGTATCAATTATTTAATTCAGTCTACGACCAATGATATAGTGCTTGAGAACGCACTGAAGATAAGGCAGATGTTGCAGCAGTGCAAATCTAGGATCTGCTTTACCTTGCACGATTCTGTAATTATAGATTTTTCTAAGCAAGACAAGAATTTATTGATGTCGATAGTAAAGGTTTTTGAAAAGACCCGCCTTGGTTATTTTAAGGCAAACGTCAAGATGGGTAAGGACTTTGGCAACATGAAGGATATTAAAATAGCATGAATATAATAGGTTTGGGACGTGTTGGTTGTAACTTGGCAGAACAGTTTTCCAGGTTTCCTCAATACAAGATCTTGAAAGTTGATAGGGGATTGCAAGGTGAAAAGAGATGTCTGAATCTGCCTGACCTTGACAGTCCAGAAGAGTACGAAAAATTAGAACTTAAAACTGGCAATTTCCTTAGAGGTTTAAGCGGGGAGGTGCTCGTAATTCTTAGTGGTGCAAGCGTAGTATCTGGTGTTTCCCTTCGCTTGTTGGAGCAGATACACAAGAAAGGTGCAAATATATCCTTGCTATATATTGAACCAGAGGTCGAACTGCTGGGTCAAACGAAGAGACTCCAAGAGAATATAGTGAGAAATGTGTTGCAACAGTATACTAGGTCCGGACTTTTCAAGAAGATTTTCTTGGTACAAAATGCGAGTTTGGAATCTATGCTTGGCGACGTCCCAATACTAGAGTACCACGATACTTTGAACTCTTATCTGGTGAATATGATACACTTGCTGAACGTATTTGAGAACTCTGAATCTGTCTCAGACTCATTTTCGCCCCCACCAGATACAGCAAGGATTTGCACATTTGGAGTTATGGGCGAAGACCGAGTGGAGAGGTTATTGTATCCAATGGAAGAAATCAGAGAGATTAGATACTATTTTGGTATTCCATCGGAATCCTTAAGAACACAGAATTCCCTGTATCGAGAAATAATTGATTTAGTAAAATCTAAGATATCAAAGAAACTGAGAGCAAGTTATGGAATTTATGAAACTTCATATGAATCTCCCATAACATATGGAATTTATTACTCTTCTCAAATTCAAGAAAAAAATTAAAATAATCCTTTACAAACTGGTATCGTTCTGATACTATATGTGGGTGATTAAAGGTAACATAAGGTTGTGGATGAACACTGAGCAAAAGATAGAAAATGAAGAAGGACTCCGGTATCTAAAGGAAATAGATTCAAACTCTATAGACTTGATATTGACAGATCCTCCATATATTACATCGCAGGACAGCGGCATGGACCGATGGGTTAAGTTGGTGGAGAGACAAAACACTCCAGGCGCAGTTCCAATGAAGACCGAAGCACAGTGGGTGTCTTACAGGGACAAGAAGGATTGGGATAGGTTTTTTGGTAATAGCGAGATCTCAGACCGCCCGAAAGCGATGTCTAAAATGAGGCACGACTATCTAAAGTATGGTTCGATTTATGGTACAAAGTATGCAGTCCAAACTGATTTTGGTGACTGG